AACAGAAGAATCTGCACTAGCATCATCTGATTTAGCCATAGCAAGTTCTTCAACTGCTACTACTTCTTCAGCGACTACAGCGGTTTCTGTTGCTTCTGCAACAATCTTTTCTGCTTCTGCAACAATTTCTGTTGCTTCTGCTACTACCTCTGTTGCCTGTGCCTCTGGAGCAACCTGTGCATTTTCAACTGCAGTTTCTACAACTGCTTCGGTTGATTCTGTCATTGGATTTACCTCCTTAGTAATCTTAATTGTATTAATGCCTTTAGCACTATCAACTAAGAATTTTATCATTTCTGTATTATCTTTATCATTCTTTTCTATAAACCCGATATTTTGCATTTTGTTTCCAGTTACTGGACTTGTTGCTGAATCTAACTCTGATACCATAACAATATTGTTTTCTGAATCCCAGAATACGTTTTCAATTTCTGCTTTTGATAGGTATCCGCTAACAACATTTTGACCGTTTACCTTTTCAATAGATAAAATATTTGCAAATTGATTTGCTGGATTATCCACAAGAGAAAGTTCATGTAGTTCGTAATTTTTAATTACACGAATTGTCTTATCAATTTTTGCATCATATGCGTCATCCCAAGTCTTAATATTTCCACCAATTGAAAAACCAGTGTAAGTACCATCTAAAATTTTTTCCCAAGCATCTTGTGCACCCTTAGAAACATAGGCAGATACATAGACTCCGCTATAAAACTTTTTATCATTTGGATCAAAATACTTATCTTCTTTAAATGAAACAATCTTTCCAACAGCAGTTGGCTGATGCATTTCACGAAGATTACCACGGAAATTCTTAAAAGCCTCTATACTAGATTCTGTCGTTACGATGTCGCCTTGACGATCAACGTTATCAAGCGTGGCAAAGCCAGACACCATACGGCGTTCAACATCTACTTTTCCAATTGGCATTGAAAGGCGAACATTGTCACCTTTAGTTTCCCAATGAGCCTTATTTGTTAACATAACGTTATAATTATAGCACTGGTTTATACAGTTTTCTCAACTATTGAGATGCTCTACCTTCACCCTGTGGATTGCGGCCAGCAATAGTTGTTGAAGAGTCAGAATTATTATTTGTTCTTTCTGAATCTCTTTCACGAGTTCCCGCCAAATTTGCTCTAGCATCGGTTGCCTGTCTTGGGGACATAACAAATGGATCATCTCCATCTGCTCTTTGTGGCAAATCCAACTTTTCACGAGCCTCATTTGGAGTCATAACCTGAGTCTTTACATATCTTTCAATAATTTGAGATTGTGCAATTTCATCGGTTAGGGTTAGTTCATTAAACTTAAGTTCAAGAATATCTGTTTTTTCTCTAACAATTTTATTAACTACCTTTTCTAAATGCCTTTGTGCTGGACGAGATACCTGCTCTTTAAAGGTACGATCTTGAGAAAGTGCTGCTGCAATTCCTGCAGAGTCTGCACCACCCAGTTTAGAGATAGGCACTTGATGGGCAATTAGGATATCATCACGATTTTGTTTACGATATTCTTTAAACGAACCATCTTGAATGCCATTCTCAATTGGTTCCATCTTAAACTCAACTTTATTTCCGTCTGTATCTCCAGGAAGTGGGATATAAAGAGTTCTGTGTGATTGAGCCTTTAGGCCAGTTTGCAAAAATCTAAACATCTTATCTTCAGCATCACCTGATAGTTTTGCACCTTTTAAAGTTACTACATATCTTGGAACTGCCTTATTTTCAAAATAGTCAATATTGTATTGAGAGGCTAACTGATCTCCAATTAGAGATGGCATTGCTGCAATAATATCTGGAATGCCATAAAATGTGTTTAAAGGTGAGTATTCTTTTAAATGAATAATTTCATTTGGTCTTGGATCTGTGCCCATTGGATTTGGATTTTTTGCTCCAAAGTTTCTGAAATAAACTACTTTTTGACCAATAATCTGAATAAATCCATCACGTAGACGACGTACACGAACGGTTGTTGCTGGTATATGTCCAACATAGCCAATATCTCCAGCCACGGTTCTACCTACTTCAATAAATCCATTACCAGTTGCCTGAAGGTCTGTGTAAACCTTTTCCATAGTTTTTGTAAAACTATCGTCATCATTTAAACTTTCTAACCAATCACGTAGTTGAATCTTGGCTCTTTCAATACGATTACGAGCACGATCAACTGCTGCTTGATCATCATTCATTTCAAACCTTAGCATTGTTCTATCTGAAATATCAAAACGGTATCCAAGGCCAACAACATTTTCTACCTTGGCATCAATTGCAGCATGATTAGCAAATGATGTATCATAAAAATTTGCCAACTCATACATATTGTATGGGGGAGTAATTACATCAAATAGTCCATAGCCATTCCTATATACCGTGCCAGGATTTATTTGTTTTGATTCTGCATCTACTCCAGAGGGCGTAACATTTGCTGCATTTAAATATGCTTGATTTGTTTCTGGGTTAATAGATTTTGATAAATTGCGGTTTGTTCTACGACGAAAATTTTGGTCTAAACCAGAATAATCTTTTAAATCATCCCAACTTTTGTTAAATGGATCTTGATTTTTAAAAGGATTATCTTCTCTATTTTGTGTATTAAGCCCTACACGAATATACTCTTCTTTGTCACTCATCTACAGAATCCTTTCCATATTTATCTAATGTTTGTTGTGCTGCATGCCAAGCGCCTAGATCATTCATAGATGGAATTAATCCATTAGCCATTCTTTCTTTTTGTTCTGAATACTCTTCTTCACTAATTCTATGCAATCCAGGCACAAAAACTGCCTCACCTTCGCCATCATCACCGTAGTGCATGGCAGCCTTTTTTAGTTCTGCAATCTTAGAGACGTCCCCACGATCTGAGGGAATATTTAAAACTGAACCAGTTTCGTCTGCAAACCATTTACCATTAGATTTTTTATATACATAAAGACCCCAGTCATAATGCTTCTCTATTACCTTTCGGCGAACATTTTTTACATAAGGTTTACCAGTTTTTTGATTAATTAATGATTCCATAACCATAAGTATAGCAGACTATACGGGTGTAGATACGGTGGTTGACCATTCTATGTCAGAATATGCTTTTATTTTTTCAGTTGTATAGACTAAACCTTCTCCATCATCAACTATTATTTTATTAGTTCCCGTATATGTTTTAAATATGTCTGATGGATTGGTTCCATAAAAATTTGAAGAACTTGCTACTAATACACCATCCCAGGTAAAATTATTAAACCAAAACTGCCAATCTAAGGTACTGGTTCCATCACTGAGAACTCTAAACCATGGCCTGTTAGTCTTGCTTTCTACTTCTTGCAAACTACTTGCTTGGTAATAGGCAATATTATTAAACACTGCTGGCCCTGTAATATTAATATTACCCAAATATGAATCAAATACAAGTGTTGTTAAAAATGAAATGCCTATTGCATACCACTGATTTAATGATATCACTGGCTCTCTCACTAAAGCCCCATTTAAGTAAAATCCAACGCCATTGTATGGTATACCATTTTCATTTAAAACAAATATTTTTCCTCTATTTAAATCTTCACTATTTGCCTGTATATAGAACTTAAGTTTGCCACCTTTATAATTAACCTCAAACATTTCGGTTGCTGTTGCTGGAAACCCTGTTTGGTCATATCTGAGCCATAGTTGAATTGCACTAATTTTATAATTAGTTGCTAATTCTTTATTGATTGGTAAAGAAAGACCACGATTTTCTAATATATTTAATTCACCACGAACTTCTACTCCAGAGGTTTTAGTTAAATAAAGGTAAGGGGTGCTTTCTTTATAGATGCTAAATGGATTTTTTGTTTTATAGTCATAGTAAATTCCATTTCTTTTATATGGAAACAAATCTACTCCAAACCTTGTTCCAATTGGATTAAATGAATTATCATTAAAGGCTTGAGAAGTTAACTGTAGTTTATTTAACAAAATTGGCTTTGTTAAAATACCACGACTATTAAATTCAAGACTATAAACAATTGCTAAATCATTAAAATCTTGAGTTTTTATTGGATAAATTAATGTATTATTTAAAACTTCAAATCTAGTTGTTTCCCAGTCCTGATGTTCATTTATATCAAGAATTCTATATTCATTTAATGGTTGCTCATTGGCAAATGACGTTGGAATATTTGCCCCATCTGATACGTATTGAAAAGTAATATAACTTTTTATTTTTGCACCTGCTGTATCATAATAATATCCTGATAGCCCAGACTCTTCCGATAAATTTGTTGTAGTTGGATATCCTATATTAAATTGTAAAAAATCTAAATCATAAAATCTTTCATTATTACTATTTTTTACAAATTGAGCAAAATAAGAAAGTGGTAAATAGTCTTGCCAGTAACCAGCAACACCTATATCCAAAAAATATTTTTCATAAGATTCTGTTGGTAAAAGAGTATAACTTGCTGTATGATCAATTAATAATTGAGCATCCTCTAAAACAATAAAACCATTTTCATCAAAGTTATTTTCTATTTTTGTAGAATTTAAAGATGTACATAGTCCTACAGAGTATAGTCTTCCTGTAAAGGTATACTCTCCAGAGTCATCCCCACAAACGTACATTTTTAATGAACTTTGATTACCAAAAAATGAATTAACGTTACTACCAAAAATACTAGATATTGTTCTTATATTAATACCTACTGAAAAAATTTCATTAGCAATAATTGCATCTGAAGTAAACAATAACTCTGTTTCTCCATTAAATGTAATAGAATACTTTATTTCATCATTATCTTTTATAATTGTAAAATAATTACCAGTTAAAGGGTTATAAATTTTAAACAAAATTTCTTCTGTATTGAGGTTGTGGCAACTAAACACTCCGTAAATACTATCAATCTCATTTGCTAAAATATTAAGTGTTGGAAAGTTGACGTAAGAGTTTGTACTGCTCCAAGTATTGTTTGGTCTAAAGGATAAAAATTTATCATTAAGGAACGGGCCAGACTCGTTATCTTGTATTTCCTTATTGTCGTCGTATAGTTCTTGCAAAGTTTTACTACCTAAAAATATTTCTGGTAAATTATACTCTGGCGTTCTCAGTGTTGTTTGCGTTGTTGATAAATTGTCAAAACTTCCCTGACTCCAGTTTGCAAAATCTGGATAATTATAGTTTGCAGTATAATTTGCAAAAGAATAATCTATAAAGGCTGTAGTTCCTCCGTATGAAGAGTTAATGCCTTCTGGGGAAACGACACCTTGTCCATATACCCATCTACGTTTTGCAACTGTAACTGGAACTTGATAAGAATATATGGCAACACAGTCAATTTCAAATGGAGAAACATTTTGACTTGCAAAAAACCCTAACCAGTCTTGGTTATCTCCTAGGTTATCAAGTTCATCTGGTAAATTAAGATTTTGAGTGCTCAAAGATAAAGAAATAACTTCTTCTCCATTTACTAACAATGAGGCAGAATCTTTAATTAAACGAATATGAATTAGCATTGGTCTAAACCATTCACCAACAAAATGAGAAGCAAACTGATCGCCAATAACCAATGTTAAAAATCCATCTTCAACATATAATCCATCATCAGATGCGATTGGACCAAAAATTTTAAATGGCGTAAGTGTATTTACATCTAGTCTTGCCCAAAACTCAACTGTATAATCATTGTATTGACCTTTTTTATTTAAAAATCCTTTTCCTGGAATAATTAAAGAAGCGTTTATGCTTGGCTCTATCTTTGTTACTCCACTTGCTCCAAAAACCAAGGGGATTCCAACATTTTTACACTTTAGGCCACCCTCTGTAATGTAATAACCAGAATCTTCTGCAATTCCATATGCTTGTGCCTCTACTGCATCAAGCCCTCCATAAATGCTTACTGTTGCTGGAACTGTTGTTTGCGTTATTCCATTTAAAGAATAACTATTGAATTCTTCATTCCACTGCCCTAGTGTTATTCCATTAAAATAGAATTGATTATCTTCTGATGTTATTGCACCTTCGTATACCTTTATCTTAAAAACAATTCTTAAATTAGCAGATACGTTTGGTATTTCAAAAGTTTCAGAAATAAATCCCCATTTCTGATATATGCTGCCTGTAAAAGTTTTTAAATTTTGTACTACACTTAACGTATCTGGATCAGTATATTCGTAACCAATTGAAATATTTTGTAAAAAAATACTATTAGAATAAAAATATGACCCAATTGTAAATGTTCCAAGATCAGCAAGTTGATTAAAATTAATAATATTGGGGCTGACCATAGAAGCCTCAAGAGTTTCTAGTGTTGGTACGTCAAGTTCAACTAATGATAGAGCACTATCAGCAAAAGGCTCTTTAAGTGAGGTAGACTCTAGTGTTGCAGTTGCATCTGTAACTGTCCATAAATCAGAAATATCACGTTGTGATTCGGTAATTAAACTTACATAGTCAAGTTTATCGTCTAGCGCCCATAGCACTAACGGATGTTCAGAATAAATCTTTTCTGCATATAAGTTGGACGGGTTAGACATATTTCTCCTATCCTCTTATTATAGCAGGATGAAGACTAATATAATTTAATTTCGCAAGCGTCTGTAGAACAGTACTTTTCAGATTCAGCGTCAAGATTATCCTTGCCGTCATAAATAGCAGACCAATCAATTTTGCCTATAGTTCCTACATAAGAATTATACTCTTCTCTAGTAATTTGAGTATATGGTTGTTGTGGATACGTTTTATTACCCATTGGCAAAAATGATACTGCCTTTAATTGACCCTCATACATGTGAAGGGCAGGAGCGATATGTTTTGACTCTTCTTCTTTATCAAATGAAAGAGTTACAGAAACCCCATTGTCAGACCAATATTTTTGAGCAGTTGCTGCCAAACCAATTTTTTCAAAAAGACTTACATCTTTTTCAGAACGAGGATGTCCAGATGCTACTGGGAAATATACTACTGAAGTGTTTGCTGATACAAGATCTGCTTCAATTTTATACCCTGCTGCTTTAAATAAATGCACCATTGGATCAGTATTACCAAACCTGATAGCACGTAAATAAAATGATCCTCCTGGACCCCAATGAACTCCAGGGGTAGCACCAGAAAGCAATGAAACAGATCCTGAAGGTTTTACAGTAGTTACACGAATTGATTCACGAACACATAACCACTCTGAATATGAATGATCATATTGACGAATTTTTTTATACCCCTCGTCCATCCATTGACGAACTGCTGGCATTCCCTTAGTATCTGCAAAAGATGCAATACCAGTTAGAGATGTTCCAATACGACGATTTCTCTGCATAATGCCATTTGTATTTTGCCAGTGTGTTGGCATTAATGTTACGGTTTTTCCATATAGATAAGCAAACTTTAATGTACGCAAAAAGTCTTCTTTATCTTCGTGACGATTTAAGTGAACCTCTACGAGTGTGCATAGTTCATAGGACTCTAATGGTTGTTCAGCACAAGGATTAAAACCCATAACACGAGCATCCTTATAGTCTGGGGCATCTGCAAGTCTTCCATATTCCCTTGCCACATCTAACCAAATAAATCCTGGCTCTCCATTGTCTGAAATTAAATCTACATAATCCTCATACCTTGTTCCAACTTGTGCTGAAATAGAGTTATTAGACATCCAAGCCCAACCAGGATTTTCTGAATCAAATGAGTTACGATCTGGAAAAACTTCTGCATTTTTTAAATTAATAAAATCCTTATCTTCAGCACTACCCAAGGCAAGTGTGGCAGAACGACGAACGTTTCCAGATACAACACATGTACCAATAAGGTTTACAATATCTACTATTGCACGAGAATCAAGGGTTTCTCCTGCTCTACCGCCAATTACAGTATTTATCTTGTTATGTAATGCTATAAGTGGTGCTGGACCGCTAGCAACCCCGCCAAAGCCTTTTATTGGGGCACCTAGGGGTCGGATAAGGTCATAGTTAAACTTTTGTATAGCCTGATTAGGTCTTAAATAAGAGTTTAAAAGCATTCTAACTGAATCAACCCATCCTTCACGGGTATCTGGGATATCCCACACATTTTCTGGTTCTGTTGGAGTATAGATAGGCATTTCTTTGTCTTGACCAACGGTATCAAACCCTACACCAATACCCAGCATTAAAGCATCCATTACCCATGCAAATAAAGCACCTGGATCATTGCGATCAATATCACGAGTAGACACCATTGCACAGTTTTGTAAGGAGGCAGAATTACGCTTCTCCATAGTCATAGGTGTTCCAAATGCCCATAAACCACGACCTGGTGGAGTCCACTTTAAATTAAACATACGGTCATAGGCTTCCTGAGCAGACTTTTGAGCCTTGTTGTCATTCCAGGGTAATCTATTATCTTTAGCGTGGTTCTTTTGTACTGAGTACATTCCTTCAATTACCCGCTTACAAACTTCATGCCATCTTTCTTTTGTACCATCTTCTTTCATACGAGAGTATGTACGTATAAAGGTAATCTCACCTAATGAATTAGAGCCTGCATCTGTAAAGCCAAATGGCGCCTGAATCTCAATATACTTGCTTACAAATTCATCTGATAAACGAAAAGAAAATACCTCTGACATAAAAATTCCAACTTTCTATTAAAAAATATTATGAACACTTTGATAATTCCAAAGCACTCTTAGTATATCATAAGTTTAAAATAAAAAAATACGCATAAACTATAAACTAAATCTTTACTTTATGGTTAGGTACTTTTATAAAACAAAAGTATACTATATCATCCAAATTTACTACTATTAATATGGCACATCTCTATTTGATTAATGTTTAGATGTTTTGGTAAAGATCCAACCCAGTAAATTGCCTGGGCTAAATCTTCTGCAGATAGAGCATACTCTCTTTTTTGTTCTTGAGTATCAATTGTAGCAGGGCAAATTTCAGTTATCTTTATATTGTACTCTGGAAACTCTAACCTCATTGTATCTATCAATCCCCGCTCACCACGTTTAGCATTGGTATAGTTTCCTCCACCACGATAAGGAATTTTTCCACCAAATGATGTTACAAAAATAATAGTTGGAGATTCTGATTTTTGCATACATGGTACAAATAGTTGAGATAGATACATCGGGCCAGTTACATTTATATCGTAGGCCACTCTAAAGTTTTCTGGGGTCTCATTAATTATTTTTGTAGGACCAGCGCCACCACCAGCATTGTTAACTAACAGGTCAAGGGTTATGTCCTTATATTTTTCAAAGAATACCCTTATTGCCTTAGAGTCTGTAATATCTAACTGATATACTTCAACATTTTCAGAAATTAATTGTGAAACTTTTGATAAATTTCTAGATACTGCTATAACTTTATATCCATTTTCAGATAAAAATTTTACAGTTGCATAACCAACACCTTTACTGGCCCCAGTAACTATTGCTGTTTTCACTTTATTTATTAAGAACTTTTTCGCATTTGCATATTATTATGTATCCAGTGTCCAGGAATCATATATTTAAATTTATTTTTTACTAAATGTGCGGTATGGTAATAGGGAGCAGCAGATGGAAAAATAATTATACTTCCTGCTTTAGGTTTTACAGCAAAATCAATTGAATTATTTTTTAATGCTATATCATAATCTAGGTCTGGAGATGGTTGCATACCAACTTCTTTATATTCAGATAAAGTAAATGATACCTCTCCACCATCAAAATCATCATTTAAATAAATATTAAATGAATATCTTAAAGTTATATCTCCATCGTTTTGATCAAAATGAGAACCCATGCCAACTCCAGCATTATATTTTTTTATGTTAAAAACAGGAAATAAGTTTGGTTCATCTGAGTCACCCATTGCAGCACCGTAGTCTTTACAAACTTCGTAAAAAGATTCAAATATTGTATTATAAACAAAAAGCATTTTAGACTTATATGGCTCTTTCATATTTTGTATTTGATTTAAGTCATATGTTTTTGTAAATCCATATATAAAATTTTTATCATTTGATGCAGTCCAATCTAGCCATGAAGAAACTCCGTCAGACTTTTCCATTTCATCTAACTCATCAATTGTTTTCATTAGATTATCAAAATCTTTAATGCAGTCTTCATAGTAGTAAACTTTTTGTTCTAAAATTTGTTTTTTCATTTTTTACAAGTTCTCCTTAGTATCTATTTTTCTCATAATGACCTATTTCTTTTACAAAACCAACAAGAACATACCTTATTGGCCCTTCAGCAACATGCTTTACTCCGTGCTCATATTTTTCATTACCTGGGAAAACTAACATCTCTCCTGGCTTAGGCCTTAACTCTAAGTTTAAGTTTTTAAAAAAAAGTTCTCCTTCATTATAGTCATCGTTAAGATATAGTATGGTTGCATATTGAATAGATGGATCAGTGCGTTGATCGGTATGGGATTTTAATTCAACTCCTGGTTGCATTCTTTGAATAGTAGCAAAACCACTTAAATGCAGGTTTGGGTCAGACTGAACAACTAAATTATTAAATTTTTCATACATAGGGTGGTACTCACTATAGCCTGAAATATTTAGATTTTTATCAGCCCAATTTTGAGTAATTTCAAATTTTCCTTCAGCAACAAGATTTTCAACATCATCTCTACCAAATTTTTCCATACAAAATTTTGGCAAGTTTGATAGATATTCTACTTCCCAATCTGCTTGAGATGCTTCATTAATTTTACTCCAAATAAAGTCTGTTTCTTGTTTTGATAAAATATTTTTAACTAGTAACACTTCATCTGTAATTTCTTCAAACTCATAATTATTTTTTACTAATTGTTTTTTAAAATTTTCAATCATTGAAAACCTCTTCAGGTTTATATTTGTTTCCGTTCATATCTATTTTCCAGCCTTGCTTAAGTAATTCTTGCCACTCTTCTTTTTCAATTTTTTGAGCATCTCTAATTTTTTGCATTTCTTCTGCCCAAGCGTCTCTTGTTTCTTGTGAATAAGCAGATTCTTCTCTATCATCCCAAAAAGATCCTATTGTATATCTAATACCTTTAGTAATTAAAGATACTTCATGCATATTGTTAAATCCCCCATCAAAAACAGCAAGCAATCCTGTTTTTGGTACTATAGATATATCTTGATCTGGAAAGTTTAATACTCCACCTTCAAAATCTGTATTTAAATATAAAAATCCAGCATATCTGCTTCTTGCAAATGGTCCAGTATTTCCATGCTCATCTGTATTATCTGAATGAATTCTAGCGTATGCCCC